TTGTATAGCCGTATTTCTCAGCCATGAGAGCAATTCGTTCTTCTTCGCTTTGACCAGCTGACTCGCTTTGGATATTGTCAACCGCCTTAGTTGCCTCCGCTCGCGCTTTATCTCTTAGCTTGCGGTAAGAGTTTCCGGCAGCGGTTAGGTTTTTCTTTGCTTCAGCGGGTAGGCGGCCCCTTACATCTTCTATTCTGCGCTCCCTAAGACGCTGTTGGGTCTTTCCGGGGTGGTAGGAAGTAGGAAGCATGAACTGCGTGCCGAACCCTATCAGAAGGAGGATTACATTCTCAATAATATCAGAAGGAGCACCACCCACAACAATGCCCTTGGACATTAGAGTTAGACCTCCAATGTTCCCGCTTGCGAAGTCATACTCCTGGAAATCTTTACGACCCGCCATGTGGGGGTTGAAATAGATATTGGTCTTCTCAAAAGCTTTATGGAAGTCTGTGCAAACGATACGGTAGGTGGTAGAGGGAACACCAGTTGATGCTACGGTGTACGACTCTTCTACCCTATCAACCATACCGAAGAAGGTGCGAGTCCAACCCGACCCATCTCCTATGTCAAAGTAGATATTGACATAATCATTTGGGAAGATAAGATTTAGGTAGTTCTCAGAGGGGGTGAGGGAGATCGTGGCGTTACCTGCTCCTTTGATGGTCTTACCCGTCTCGACAGCGTAAACATCATCAGTGATCTCAACCGTTCTATCAGCCCCCTGATTAGCCCCAGCATTGTGGCTATCAACTAGAACCTTACAACGGGTCTTATACCTACGAACCCCATCCGGTCCTAGGTCAGTATCGAGCCTGTAAGAATCATCTAATATAGCGGACATCTAAACTTACCCGTGGGGTCCTCCACTTGCGTCAGCAGGTGGGGTAAAGTTGGCCTTAACCTTGCCGTCTACGGACAAAATAGCGGCCCTGTCCAAAGTCTGGCCTGTCTTAGCCATAGACTCAATAACAATGCGCAACAACTCGTAGAACTCTCCGCCAGATTTGAACTCTGCGAAGAAAGCAGCATCGTCTGCAGTACCAGGAGTACTCCCTACCGCTTCCGCCTGCATCTTAGCCTGGGCTAGCATAGCTTGATATTTTTCACCCTTACCCTCAAGATGAGCGCCTGCACGACCTTGGAGAATAGTGTCAATTGCCGTGTCGGCACCACCAGGAAGAGCACCTAGCTCCTTCTGTATACCTCTGCCCGTTCTGCCTGCCCACTCCTTGGTTTGCCAGCTGCTTTCTCTGCTGCTTTGAGCAGACTGAAGCTGTCCTGCCGCGCCTCTAGAAGCCTCTCTGTACTCTGATGCGGATATTTCTCCTCTTGCGAACTTAGCAGAGGCGTCCTGGTAGCTCTGCCTGATGGATCTAACAGAGTCCACGCTGTACTCTTTGTCGGCGTCTTTGTCTAAACCAAAGTGGGTCTGTAAGGCATCCAATATGTCCGTAGCGACATCCAGAGTGGACTTCGCCAAAGGAAGAGCGGCATCCACTCCCGCATTTACTGCGTCCTGCAGATCCTCAATATCCGTATGGAACTTATCCCCGATATCAATAAGACGATCATCAAGCTTCACTAAGCGCTTAAGATGGTCGCCCATACCCTTCATCTGGGCCAACGCTTGTTCATCAATAGGCTTGGACTCTTCTATAGCTTTCTTGAGGGCTCCATCATCGAGATTGTCTACACCGTCGCGGAGGCTCTCAAGCTGTGTGATGCTGAGTCCGGTCATCTCTCTTAGGGCGAGAATCTGTTCTTGGCCACCGCCATACTGAGACTCCGTTTCAGCAAAGAGAGCCTTAACATTCTCTACAGAAGAGGCACCTGTTTCCTGGCGCTTAAGAGCTTCGTAGTAGTTGGTGTTTCCACCCGGCTTACCAAAGCCATATGCCTGAAGCATCATAGCCTGGCCGTGATCTCCACCACCAGGGTTTACCATAGCCTCGTTCAGCTGGGACAGCACACTGGCTCCGCGAGCACCCTGCATGCCAGAGTCTCCGGTCATGCCCATAGCGGCAAGCATCTGAGAGAAACCACCAGCAGAAACGTCTCCACCCTGACGACCAGCCTGCATCTCCACAAGCTTACCTACGCCCTGGATAAACTCGGGCATACGAGCACGGTCTAGTCCGGACTCGAAGCCTGCGGCAATAGCCTTCTCAAGCTGCTTGTCTCCACCAGATCCTGCCTTACCCCCAAAGCCCTGACCAGCGCGGGTCAACTGACCCATGAAGCCAGTTGCTCCGCCCATATCCATACCAGTGATACGGCTTATGTCTTGTGCAGAGGTAACAGCGCCTGCTTGGCCGGTTGCTTGTGCTACTCCACGAGCCTGTTGCATAGACTCAATTGCGCCATACCCTCGATTCAGTCCTCTCTGACGGGCGTTATACATGCCACCCATTGTGGCTCCAGTACCAATCAAGCCTCCCTGAGACTGCCTGTACTGGGAGTACATCCCATAGCCTTCGCGAATCTGACTGCTAACAGCTCCTACGGCTGCTCCGCCCAGTGCCATACCAGCGGCACCGGCTACGCCTCCTAGCTTCTTGAAGGCACCTCCAATGCCTGCGGAGGTTGGACGACCGCCTAATCCTCCGCTAAAACGGTTTTGTCCACCTCCGCCTTTGCCGCCCTTGGCTATCTCAGCGTTGAGCCGCTTTACTGCCTTAATTTGATCCTCAATGATGGCAAGTTTCTTCTTCTCAAACTTCTCCATCGTCTTGGCAGCTGCTATCTCTGCCTTATTAGCCTTCGGACCAGAGATCTTTTCCTTCAGCTTGAGAGTGCCAGTCTGCAGCTTGGCACGCACGCCTTCCATGCGGCCCACTGTGGAGGCCATACCCTTAGCATCTCGGGTCTGCTCTTTAAGCTGCTCTTTAAACTTCTCAGTCTTAAGAGACAGCTCAATCTCTAGCTTTTTGTTGTCGTCAGCCATTATTCAATTACGTCTTTGAACCTTACAGGGTATGGGAGCCTATTATCAAGTCCCTGGTCTATGGCGTCCTGTGTAGCTGATTCCACAGCATTCTTCAGGGTTCCACCACGCACAAGATGTCCATGCTTGGACCTTCCCCTTGTTCTGAGATTGTTGAGCTTCTCTATTTGCTCAGGACTAAAGCCTTCCATAAAGTCTGGCCGTTCTCCATCAATCAACTGCTCTTCCCACTTATCAATGAGGTCGTCTCCAGTATCCTTGAACTGGATTCTACCATCAGCAAGCCTACTAGCCTCCAGAGGGTTCTCAGTATAGTGGTCTTCCCAGAACTCTACTAACAGCTCAAACATAGTTTGAGTCTGAAATAACTCATGGTTCGAGGGAAGCTTGTACTTGTTCGCCCACCACCGGCTGATTACTTCCAGCAGGCTTGGCTTCCCCTTGCGCCGACGCGCTATCTGCTTCGCTGCTTCCTCCAGGTCCTTCTGCTTCAGAGGTTTGCCCTCGTCCGCGAAAGCTGTTTTCAAAAGAGATTACCTCCCGGTAAACCGAACCAAGCACAGCCATATCTGTGATCTCGTCCAAGTTCCACCAGCGAGGGAAGGAAGTAAGCGCCACCTCCAGGTGGGCAATCATTGAGTTGAGGTCATCTGTGCCCTCGTCAATGCCTTGCCCTGGGGCGGTAGCAGAGAAGTGCATGCCTCCATTGAGCTGCACCTTACGGACTCCTACAGTCGTGAGATCACGAATGCTGAGCTTCTTTGTTGTAAACTGACCTTGATACCTTTGCTGGTTTGACGACAAAACGTCAACGCTAAAGGTATGTAATAGACTTGAATCTACCATTGCTATTTCCCCTTAAATAGAGAACTACTCATACCGCCACTATAGACGGTATGAGGATCTCTTTAAGAACTTTTAAGATGTGAGTCCTCTTCCAGTATTATACTGGATTCTCGAACTCATCGACAACTCTGATGGCGACGAAAGGAACATTCTCCTGAACAACGCCTCGGGCAGTGATGTCGAAGCTGTGACCAGCGCAACGAACGCCCTGGAACAACTGTACGGTGTTGGATGTAACGCTATCCTGGATAGCTGCTTCCAAATCACCAGATGTGATAATGTCGGACTGGACAGGGAGAATACCCTGTGCTTTGAGAGAGTCGCCAACGACTCTAAAGATCTGAGCGTTCAAGCTAGTTCTGTAGGCAACTGGTACGTGCTCACGCACCTCAAGCAAGTTGAGAACATCAATTGGCTCGTAGTCGATCATTTCCTCGCCGGAAACGCCTCCTGCGAAACCAACGGCTGCACCATTGACCAGGAAGATAGCTCTTGCTCCTGAGAATGTCTGTGACGCCATTTTAAACTCCTAAATATACTATAACACTAATTGCGGACTAAATCTAATAAAAAGCAAACCCGAGGGCTTCTCCGGAGGGGACGACAGATCGGCCCCCAGGCTGCCAAACTTTAGATTAGGTTGGAACCGTAGCGGCTTCAACCAGAGCCTGCAACTGGTCGATAAGGTCAGCCAAAGCGGCATTCTCACCTGGCTGTGCGCCTGGGTGGGTTCGGATCTTGGGAGCAGAAGTGCCTCCAAAATCATTTAGTGGGACGGTGATAGCAACAGCATCAGCTGCCTGTGCAGCAGCTGCCATTGGGCCACGAAGGGTGACGGAGTTCTCATCGTTCTTAAGAACGATGCCTTCGCCTCTAGCGGTAACTACTACACGATAGCCCTTAAGCTCATCGATGCGGTACGCACCACCAGAAAGGAGGATTGTCGTGTCATCGGAGCCAGCTAGGGCTGTGAGGCCCGATGCGCCGATATTACGCTCTGCGAACGTTGAAGCGAGCTGCTCTGCGAACCTAACGAGACCGTTGATGGCATCTCTGTGCGCACCGTATGGGTTTACGGTAGAATCTGCAATGCCGCCACCCTCTCTAAGGGTAGCAATCTCGGTATCAACGAACTTGGCCTCGATGGTGTATGTATCACCAACCGTGGTTGTTGCCGAGAACGCTGGAGAGAGGGTCAGCGTGGTTGTAGTATTAGATACAACAGTAGCTGTCTCGCCTACGATAGTCTCGGTAGCAGTAACGATAGTTACTTCGTTACCTACCTGCTCGCCTGCAACAAACGTAGAAGCACCATCCACAATAGTAGTGGTGGAACCACTGACTACTGTGAGAGCGACTGTGGCGCTCATAGCCTGCTGAAGCAGGTCCAAAACGGTTGCCATATCCTGCGCGCGAAGGTAGTTCTGCGCTGCGGCGTGAACGTCACCAGCGTAGGCACCAGGAGTTCCGGTATCGGTTCCTGTTGTCAACGCGCCTTTTATTGCTGTTAGATAATCACTAACTACTGTATCAAGAACGATAGCCATTGTTTAACTCCTTAAGTTTCTTTCAATCAAAAAGCTGCTTACGACGACTGCGTTGGCAACTGAAGGAAAATATCGTTCAACTGGAAGTTAATCCCTGGGACAGGGAAGATACCTACGTTGATACGAACGGTGTCACCGGATGATGTCACCTTTAGGTTATGGTAAGCCTTGACGGTCTCACCGGTTGTTGGATCCGTGGAATCCACGATAATGTCATCTTGGCGAGTTAGCTCAAGGAATGTTGCGGCTGCATCCTTCACGTTAGCGATGGTGGATGGAGCTGCCTTCTTCCCTGTGAAACGCTCAACAAGAGTCGTGCGCAACCCGAAGGCTACGAAACGAACTGCGTCACGAACACTACCTTCGCTGTAGGCGAGATTATCGTCTGCAACCCAAGTAGTGAGGTCTCGGACCCAACGGGTGCCAACACCGTCAATGCGCTCTGCGAACAGAACACCATTGATAATCATTTCGTTTGCATCCGTAAGATCGCCTGGATCCCAGGAAGCATCCTGAGTTAGGCCAGAGCTACGGATAAGCTTGTGAGTAAGAGGCTCAGCAACTTCCTGAACACCGGAGCGCATCGAAGCAGCCATGACAGCAAGCATACGAGGCCCGAACTCTTCTAGAGAGCCAAGGGCGTTAAGAACAGTTGGGTTCTGAGCGACTAGAGCAACATCCTGGTCATTAAGGGAGTTCGCCTGAGCGATAACCTGATCCTTGGTTCCTACGAAGCCCTGGAATCCTCCACGCTCGCCAGCCTTGTCCTGCGCTGCGCCGCGTGCTTGCGCAACGTGGTCTGCAAGCTGAGCAGCAACGGAGGCTACTGTAGCAACCGCAGGAAGATCTACGGGCACGAAGTCCTCGTCGATTAGAGGAACAACCGAGTTACAACGAACCTTTAGAAGCTCGTCGAGACCAGCCTGGAAGGAAGCGTTAGTAGACTCGCCGCGAGCACCACCGGTTAGGTAGACTGGCTCAAGGATGTCTGCTGGAGGGCAGCAACCCGAAACAAGGCTCCCTGTGGTTGCTGTACGAACAGCTTTAACATACACGGAGAAGTCGTTCAGGTAATCTACGATGGCCATTACGTTGCGGGTAGCTCCCTCAACGGCAAGGTCAGTGTCTACAAGAACGCTTGCTGCGGTCTCTGGACCGAAGTCAAGGTCAGCTACCAAAATGGAGGCTGGGTTGATTCCCTGTCCTGCGACTGCTTCGTAGTTTGAGTTTGCGTTGATGGTATCCATCAGCTGCTTAAGCGTCTGACCGGCTACAAAGGTGACAGAGAGGTCATCAGTAGGAGTAACAGTGGTGGTAAAACCAGTTGCATTTCCTGCTGCGCCCTGAACCTCAAGTTCACCTGCGGTTACGGTGCGGATGCTTACATCGTCTCCATCTGCTGGAGCCGCAGAAAGCGGTGGGTCCAGGGTGAGCACAGAAGCTGTGTTTGCTGTGATTACAGTGTATTCACCGTTGACTAGAACCTGAGTTCCTTCATGCGCCGAAGGCGTAAGGCCAGCGGTCTCAAGCTCGATGGAAGAGGCTGTGTGAGGAACAAGAGGCCCCACCTTAGCTGTATCGCCAATGTTCTCTGCGCCGCCCTTGTAAAGAACCTTCAGCTGTACCTTGCCGCCGACATCAGGGGATACTTCCTCTTCGCCTTCGAAAACAACAGTCACAACCTTGGAACCAGCTGCAGTACCGGTGGCCACATCAACAGAAATGCTGTTGGTGTGCTCGCCCCAGTCCTTAGAGGTAAGGTCAACTGAGTTAGCAAGAACCTGAAGAGTCGCACCCTGTGTTGGAGCTGCTGGAAGTGCTGGACTGACAGTAAGGATACTGGCGTCGTTGCTTACAATCTGACGAAGGTAAGAAACAGTAGCGGTGTCCTGAATGTAGACCCAACGTCCTGCCTGTTCATTTGTCACAAGGGTAGTATCCGTAAGAGGAACTAAAGTAGTTGTGGCTCCGGTGTCTACAACATCCACAAGCTCAACCTCGGCCTCAAGAACTACGTAATCCTCAGTTGTTGGTGTGGTGGCTAGTGTATCAACCGTAAATGTGCCAGTAGAAGCATCGTAGTCTGTGATAAGGCGAGCCTCAGAGGTAGCAGAGGCTGCTACAGCAGGATCGTCTACAACAAGCCATTTGCCGTTATACTGATCGTCTACAGAGGCACCAACCAAGCTGGAATCAACAAGAGTTGTGGTGGAACCACCGGTTGCGGTGCTGTTCACAACCTCAGTTGCGTTCTCTGCGGGAAGACTCAAGCTAGATGCTAGAGAGGTATTAGTCTTGTATACAAGTACTCGGGAAGCGCCACCTGGTACGTCAGGGTCGTTCGAGGACTGGAAAGCAAGGCCAAGGGCGTCAACAATATCGCCACTCTTAAACAGCTCTGCTGCTTTAGCTGGGTCGAATAATGTGACAATGCCTCCGACAGAGCCGGGGGCTCCGCCTTCTGCCTCACCTACAAGACCAACGATGCTGTTGTCGGACAGAGTAACCTGAACGAGACCAGCGGCATTGATTTTAGTGATACCACCGGGGGTGAATCGTGTGATACCATTGAAAGTTACGCTACGTGCCATTTTAGATTATCTCCTATTAATAGCCTTTAAAGCATGCATCCCACTCGGCCAGAGTGCGGTGCTTCTTTGAATTCGTGATAAATGCGCGAAGACCGCCACGGTGATGTTCTTTAACACCACGACGGGATGCCCATTGTTCGAAGCTGTAGCGCTTTTCGGGCTTAACAGCTACTGGACGTGCAGCAGGTGCTGGACGACGTTTCTTGGTAGGGGCCTTCTTAGGGGCCACTTTCTTTTCCGCCACAGGTTCAGCTTCGCGCTTCACTTCTGGCTTAAACTCTTTTCTGTCTTCAGACATGTACTAACCGCCTTATAAGGTTATCGGGAACTCGACTATTGTGGTACCATAAACCGAGTAGTTGATTTGGATCTGTTCGAAGACCTCTTGCTCCTCTAGGAAGCTGAACGGAGTTGTAAACTGAAGGGTCATCATTCTCTGAAAGACCTCATCAGGTAGGAACTCAGTTCTGGGGGCGAAATCGGATCCGCCAATCTTTAGGTTGATGATTCCTTGACTCTCAAGGAACGCTCTCTGCGAAAGAAGAAGAGCCTTCATCGCTGCATATAGGTAAATCACCTGGTCCTGCTGACCGGCCAATACATGCAGATTATAGTTAACGGCGAAGTTAGCGCCCTTACGGAGATACGACCCAGTACTAGAGTATACCCTAGATGGCTCACCTGTGGCAAGCATTGGATCGTCTGGTTTACGAATATCTACGACACTCGTATCGTCAAGTTGAGGACTAAATGCGCCGTCGATGTCGAGACCATCTTCTCTTAGTCGAAGAATATTATAAGTCTCGCCAGCACCAGCGCCCTCTACTACATATAGTATAAGGCATCCAGTGGGATTATCAAGTAAATTCTCAACTAATGAAGTAATATCTTCTCCCTCGTCGAATATGATACTACCCGAAGCGGGCTGAGACTGGACGCCTAGAGGCCCCGCCACCTTCACAGGAAGGCCGCTAGAACCGCTTGTAGAGGCTCCGTGGCCTCCCAAGGTGTCATAGGACAGTTCTGGGTCTGGTACGTACAGATCGCTGCGATCTCCCATAACATCCCCCAACCAGGTCTCTCCTTCTGCCTCGTTCCTAAGAAGTAATATCAGGGAAGGAAGGGTGGGCTCTTTGCGAGGGTAGTTGATGGAGAAGTCGATAGGCGTCTCAAGAATAAAGCTTTTGACTGCCTGGAGCTGGTCCTGGTTCAAGTGCCTGAAAATGGCATCAAGAATACGACTATCCTGTCGCATGGCTCTGACCCCGGCGATGATAGCTCTCTGTAAGATGACTTCAGGTATAACGGCCATTATAGTTCCCCTAGAGCTTCCTCAATGTATTTAGGAGCTAGCTCATTGCGTATGTAGTCTACTACATCGTCTCGCATGTTAAATCCTGGGAAGCCTGGATGGTTCCAAGGTTCCCCTGTTCCTGTTCTCCAGACCTCAGGACTGGTGAAGATAATCTGCCTGTTCATGTTCATAGGGACAATTTGTCCGCGCTTCACGTTCATGGTGTAAGCTGGAGTACCTACCTCTAGTGCGTAGGGGAGGAATCCCCCTTTCAGCTCCAGAGACATGGTTCCCTGTGTGGCAGTGCCGGTAGACTTGATAGCATCCTGGTAAGCCTTGCGACTAGTCTTTAGTCTCTGCCCTGCAATGGTTTTCCAGAAGTCCTCAGCCTCCCAAGCGATCCTATGCAGCACCCTATCCATCGCGTCTTCAAACGCTGGGATATCAAACAAAGTGTCTTGGACATGTATTTTTAGTTCTATATCCATTAGATCTTAGTTCTGGTAGTGAAGTCCACTTCCGCCTGCGCTCGATAGGCAGGGCTGTCTAGTGGGCTGTCGGTCGTAAAGGTTACGTGCTTCTTGCGAATCATAACACGTTGACCTAGGTTGCGTCCTCTATCCACTCTGGCGAAAGGAGTAGCGTAAGCCACCCACTCAAGGTAGGCGGTAAACTTGACGGTGAACAAGGTTCCTATATCAGGCTGGTTTCCTACCCACTGAATCTTCTTTGCTTCGAACACAAAGTCGCTGCCCTGGGAGTATACCACACCATTGCTGTCCTCGCACCAAATAGCACAAGCAGGCCGGTACCAGAGGCGGTCCTCGTTGTCTGCTAGGTCAGTTACGTACTGAGCGTTGTCCTCTAAGGTGTGTGCCCCACGCATGATGACCTGGCCCTCGTTGGTGGGCTCTGGCTTGCACATGGTGATCTTGTCGAAGTCTGTAACGTACCCGGCTCTAAGGGAAGGAGAGAAGGTAGCGTCACCTGGCACAGCGTAGCCCATTTCGTATAGCTGACGGTTCTTGCCTGGGTCCAGGCTTGTGACAAGCCCTAGTGTCTGCCGTAGGTTCCTGTAGAGGAAGCCATCTCCCTGGCACTGTGGGCAGGCTAGACTTCTCTGATTAGCAGGCTTGCCCTCGCGGAGGATGAGAGCAGCGTGCAAGTCGCCATTTCGGCAGGTGCAGGCTACAGCCGTCTCAATAAGAACCTTCTCTCCGCGTGCTTGAATGAGTTCATCAAGACGAGCGAAGTCGAAGTCTACGTTTATTAGGCTCATTATACAACCACCATAGTAACGCCACGGTACTTGGCACGAAGCTCTTTGCCGTGCTCTTCAATCCACTCTTTGTAGGCGTTGATGGTGCCGGTGAACATGCCGTACTGTGCGGCGTTGGTGTACGAGACAGACTCGCTGACACCATCTCTACCAAGAGAGACGGAGCCAAGACCTGGGCGGATAGCCTGACCGGCCATGACTAGGGCGTCAATGGCAGCCTTCTTGGCGATAAGCTCCTGGATGTCACAGCTGGCTTCGCGAGTACCGACAATGGCATTGAAGTGCCAGAAGTTGGGAAGCTCTGCTGCGCCACGGATAGCGTTGACCCAGAGAAGTCCGATGAAGTCGAAAGCAATCTCCTGGTTGAAAGGAACCAGCTGGATCATGCCACCCTGCTCGGAGTGCTCAATCCACTCAAGGTCGATGTCGATAACACGGGTGTTAGCGATAGCGCCGTACAAGCTGTCTACTCGGAGAAGCTGTGGGTATGGAGTCTGAATCTGGACCCACTTACCCTGGCTTCTAGGAACGAAGTAGGTGAGAGGGCTGACGATGTAATCGAAGTCCGTATCTGTAAAGATAGGAGCAGGAGCGTTAATGCCTGCAGAATACTGGATAGTTGTAGGGTCTCTGTCTGTTACGACGTTGGTAGGCTCTACGTAGGTGGCTAGGTAATCCTTCTCCACCCAATCTACCGCTTGGCAGATATACCGCTTGATGGAGTCATTATCCATAGTCTTCTTTGCGATGAGAATACCTTCAGTGACATTCTCAAGGGGCATAAGAAGAGTGCTGGAAACTCGGACACAAACGTAGTCTGCACCTGCGCCTAGGGCAGCTGCGCCGCCGCCGCCAGCACAGTCGCCTCCTGAGGCTCCGTTACCGTTGCCAGAGATGAGGATGTAAGTACCGGCTGATGGGATGCTTACAAGAGGTCCACCGTTCCAGTTGAGCTGACGGACGATTGTTGTAAGGCCACCAGTAAACTGGGTTGGACCCTCAGCAACGTTCAAAAATCCCGCAGTATCGATTGTTGCGGTAAAGTCTGGGAGGGCGTCGATTTCAACCTTAATAAGGGCAGCCGTGTTGGCGGCGTCATCTGCGGCTCCACCACCGTCCGTAGCCAGGTTGATAATCAGCTGATTGGATGCAAAGGAAGCACTCAGGGGCAGGTTGTTTCCTACGGGTAGCTGCACAGTAACAGTAAGAGCGTTACCATCAGCACCAAGGTAAGTTCCGTCAGAGGCGACGGTGAGTACCCCACCTGCGCTGCCAATAACTGCGGTAGCATTAGTGGTTGGGTCCTCGTGGTAAATGTAGCCTAGCTCGTAGGCTCCTAGAGGGTGAGTCTTGCTCAGCTCAGTGATTGTCACGCCGGTAATGGTCTGTGGCTGGAACTTAGGCTCACGAATCTCAGTAGCGGAGAGGTCGAGACCAAACAAGAAGTCAGTCTTCAAACGCTCTACAGAAACGATGCTAAGGCAGAAGTCGGGGGTGGAGGCAGTGATGTCCTCGTCTGCAGCACTGGTAGCCTTCACAAAGTAGTTGCCGTGACGGACAAGACTAATCAGGTCCTGGTCAACTATGTCAGGAAGGAAGAAGGTTACGACCGCAGACTGGGGGTCTGTCGTGTTCGTAAACGAAACTGTGGAGGTAGCAACTACGGCGTCACGAGAGCGACGAGCCTTTACAAGGTCTACGTAGATCTGATCATCGACGTATGGAGCGCCGCCAGTAATGGACAGAGTAACCGTGATGGTATCTCGGCCAGTCTCGTACCGACTATACTCCTCGGCATCTACCGAGACTTCAATTGATGTAGGCGTAGCCATTTAAACCCCTTAAGGAATATCGAAGACATTAGTGGATGTGACCGGAACCTCTAAGGTTCTGCGGTAGTTGGCGGAAGGAATGAACATATCCACCTGCGAGCCAGTGACCAGCGAGATCTGGAAGAAGCCAGAGCCGTCAGTAGTGGCAGTAACTAGGTCGGTGCTCTGAACGTAGCCCTCGGGCGGGGAGTATCCCACGGATGGAGTTGCCAGGGGCTTGGCTGAAACTGCAGCGCCTACAAGCGGGGCTCCCTGGGAGTCTAGCACGTACCCAAATAGGAGGGTGGTGGTGACAGAAAGGGCAGCGGTTGGAGCGGGAGCAGCTACTGAAATAAAGGCTGGGGTTAGCCCAGTCTTGAGTCCTGCACCTTCAACACGGACAGTTAGATTACCTAAGGTATCTGTGTCTGCAGCGGAAAGACGAACGGTATACCACCCGCCGCTTACCTCGGTCCAAGTAGTGCCGTCAAGGGCAGGAACCGGAGCGGCGTATCCACCGCCGTCCTTATCGACAGTGACGGTCACGTCTGAAAAGAGCAAACCCGTGGCAGCAACGCCAGCGGTTGTCTCTACATAAACCGAGATATCACCTATCTGGCTCTGAAGTAAAATTACACACGACATAGATAAAACTCTACTGTAAAAGAGTGGAAATTGGTGCTAACCCATTGTAGCATTCATAGGCATAACATACAAGTACCCCCTGCCTCTAAGAGGAGGGGGTACTTCCATATGATACTTTTTGTCTAGCTACCCAGATTAGTAGTCTGAACTGTCGTTCATTTCCTCAGTTCCCAACTTGCGGGGACGGCGAGGATGGGTCGGGGTTGGACGAACACCATTGATCTCACGACCGGTGTCTACATCGGTGCCACCTTCAAGAGCTGTTGCAAGAGCCTCGGCTGCCTGGACCGCTGTGGTCGTAGCATCCGCTTCATCTCTAGCATTTCTCTGAAGGACCAACAAAAGATTGTTGAACTGGCGGCGAAGCTCGTCTAGCTCCTGGCTATTCTGGTCGCTTACGACTGATCTTGCTCTTGCCATTGTTAATATTCCTTACTCCTCGTCCTTCTTGAAGAAAGACTTTTTAGGGGCCTTCTTCTTTGGAGCACGACGGGTGTTATCTGATTCATCTTTAGTAGACTTGGACTCTTCCTTCTTAGCAGCCTTAACTTCTACCTTCTTAGGGGCAGGAGCGGGAGAAGCCTTCTTAGGGGCCTCAACTACGGCAAAGCGTCCAGGGCGGTGCCTGGAGTATGCCTTAATCTGCGGGAGGTCGCTTGCATTACAGGAAGCGTCTCCATTTTCATCAAAGTTGAGAACTAGCCCATCACCCACGACAAAAACCTTGCCGCGAATGCTGTTACTATGTACTTTCACTTTCTTCATCAATATCTCCTGGTTCGAAATTGGTTGTTCTTGTTTCAATGAATTCAAGAACAGAGTTTGCCGAAGCTCCCCCGCCCTTTTACCTTTGGTTTTGGACACTTTGTCTTTATCACCAAGGCCAGACATATCAAAGTTTATCTTGACACCATCTGGATTCGTAGCATCGTCCTCTGAAGAATCAAGTTCTTCTCGGGACTTCAGCAGGCAAGAGCCGCAAGCGTTGGCAGCCTCATCGAGACCTTCCTTATCACACCATCGACATTTTGCCATAAGAACAAGAAAGTAGGGACCAAGCTAGGCCCGGTCCCTACCTACCCTTTATCGAACTTCGAGACGACCGATGTTGATCATGCGGATCCACTTCTTAGGAGCGAAGAGGATTGGAGTACCGTACAGAAGAATCATCCAGCGGTAAGCTGGGGAGAGAACTGCAAGGTCCATCTTCATCATAGGCATGAGCTGACGGAAGGTGACAACCGAAGGTGTAAGCTCACCCAAGTACGCCGTGGACGTAAATGGTAGTGTGAGGTTCACATCGTCGAATACTGTCGTTCCGGAAGCAGCCTGGGATGCTACAGGTACCTGAGCGATCAGCGAGTAAGCTGAAAGATCCGTAGGAACGCCAGCTGCAAGAGTTGCGGCCGAACGGTAAATGCGTAGGTACTCAGTTGGGAAAGCGCCGACAGAACCGGCGTTATCAACGGACACAGGAAGGCTAAGACCGCCATCCTTGTTAGCCTGAGTGAGAGCCTCAACCGCAGCCTGAAATGGGGAAGGAGCGGACTCACCGAAGCGGTTACAAGCCGTTGCGACGTAGTTCACGTTGGAAGTACCGGTTGGGGCACCCTTGTTGTGATCGCCGGAGGTACCAGCTGGCGTAATCGCAGCGATAATCACTGGAGCCGCTGGGGCGTTAGGAGACGTTGCAGCTGCTGGAGGCGTTGCGTTCTGGCGAATGAAGACATCCGGGTTGAACTCAATTACGCCAGCCTGGGTGCTGATCGTCTGGATTGTCTGACCAACCTGACCATTTTGTGGTGCAGGGAGGCTGATACGCTCACGTGGGTAGAACGTCTTGACAAGGTCGCTCATTGTACGAGTACCGAGGAACATGTCGGTTGGGAAACCGTAGTTCTCGATGATCTCGTTAGCGGCCTCTTCCATGTCTGCTTCCTGAATGGAGTTACCCTCCAAGTCAAGAACAGAGGAAGCGTCAATCAACGAATCAAGACCGTCCCACTGCTCTGCTTCACCGTCGAAGGAGAGAGAGGAGTCACCCGAGAACAAGTTACGTTCTACCTGCTCAAGCAACCAAAGGATGCCCGACTGGTTCTCAAGAGCGATCAAGTCGCCATGAGCTGGGTGAACAAGGGATGCCTGATGCGTGACCTCGCGTGTGGTACCAAGGAACTTAACAAGCTGAACGCGACGTGCGTAGCTAGTGTCAGTTGCCTGTGGAAGCTCACCTTCTTGAACGAATGGATTTTGAGATCCACCGTAATTGATAAGCTGGTTGTACTCTTCTACGGTCGAGTAAGCTGGGCTCTTAGGGATCTTCTTCCAGAACTTGATGTGGGAAGAAGTGTACGTAAGTACCTTGAGGCTTGCTTCAAGAGACTCGACACGAAGAGCGGAACCGCCCGTCTTGCCTGCGCCTGTCTGGTAGCCTGCTTCAAGAGCTTTGCTAAGCTCAGCGATATCCTGGTCGGTTCCTGCACCGAATCCGGACATGCCTGACGTAGAAGACTGAAAGGATCTAAGACCAATAGTCATTTTAATATCTCCAATTATCTTCTATTAGCGACCGGAACGGTACGCTTTAACCTGTGAGTCAATCTCTGGGGTCAGAGCATTTGTAGACTCGAACTTAACGACCTCGGTTGCACTGAGATCGCCCGACTCAACCATTTGAGTCATTGTGGAAAGCACCTGGGACTTCGAAAGCTGCTCGTCACCCTGAGGTTCCGCGCCGCCTGCTCCGAAGCTCTTCTCAACAGCGGTAGCCGACTTAGGACCACGCGCTGGCGTGGACTCAAGCTGCTCAATGCGCTGAGACTGGAGGGTAAGAACCTCAGCCAAACCAACAATAGACTTTGCTAGCTCGGTGTTGTACTCACGCTGCTCTCCGTGGGATGCTGCGAGGGACTTCGTCAAACGAGCTTCAACACCCTTAAGTGTCTCGCCCTGTACGTCGGCCCAGCCAGATAGGAATGAGGAAACCTCAAGACCCTTAGCCACATCCTCGTTGGCTTCTAGGGACTTAGCGAAAGGATTCTTCTTCTTATCGTCGTCATCATCGTCACAGTCTGCTGCCTTCTCCACCTTTTCGGACTTATCGTCGTCTTCGGCCTTGGACTTTTTGCCAGTCCCAGAGAAGTTAGTAAACATTCCACCCTTAGAAAGGGCTGCCGTAAGAACGGCCTGTTCGATGTCATTAAGAGACTGGCCACTAGCGGCCTTCTCCATTACAGACTTCACCATTTCGGCGGAACCAGAATAATCTGTTCCATCCTCATCGACTCCGTCTGTTGCTCCGTCTTCAGGTGACTTACGCTGGCCAGTTCCTGCCCAGGTACCTGGGTCGGAGTTGGATGGCGTGTGGAAAACCTGAGTTGATCCGGCGTCAGAACCAGCACCTGCACCCGCATCACGCATCGACTCTACATTTGTCGTTGCGGTGCCGCGAGAGCTGTGGCCCTTGGCAAGATCCTGGAGCGTTTCAAGTGCCTTAGCGACACTCTCTACTGCTACAGTCTTATCTTCACTCATGATTAATGCTCCTTAAAAAAGCTCAAACACTACATTTGCGACAGCTACTGCAGCTTCTTCACCAAGAGATTTGGTGAGTGTTTCCACAGTTTCGTCATAGGTTAATGCCTTGTTAGTGCGATCCTTTTTGATGCCACCGTCAAGACTCTCGGGTACAAGAGGGGAACCCCCACCTGCGCTTAGGGCCTTTTCCTCATCTTCTTCTGCCTTATCAGCAACGTCAGACTTAGATAACTGCCATTTTTCAGCAGACAGGGATTTTGCAATCTCCGCCCACGTAGTTGTATTTACGGGTGCTGGTGTAAGGGCGATATCCTGAATCCAACATTCAGCGATTTCCTTACCAGCTCTCCTCTTTACTTTGCCCTGAATAGAAAAGCCTACTTTACGGGAGGCGTTAGAAGCGGTGAGAGCGTGCATTAGCTCCCAGTACTCGTCTGCCTTCTTGTGGCCATTGAAGAGAAAGCCCTTCACCCACAAACCGTTTTTCGTAACCTTACATTCAGTTGGCTGCCCGACCTTAGATTCAGGTCCAGGCTTGTGATCGTCGTTGAAGTACCCATGCTTCATAAAGTACGAGAAATCAATTCCGTGTTGCTTGACAACCTCACCCTGCAAGTCTCTGGTGTCCGTGGAAGCGATTCCCTGGATCCAGCGCTTGCTGTCCTTGCCTTTACCGGATTTCTTAACTTCAAGAGCAGTAGCGGGTACAAAGAATGTAAACGTATCTTCGTCAGTCCAACCATTGTGCATATTGAGTATTACCTTAGTGCTAGATTAAAAAAGGGAGCACCGGACAACTAAACGTGTCTGGCTGCTCCCTTTGGATGGAGGTCTTCTAGATTTAAAGAAGCCCCCTAGGCGGAGACCTTCAAGCTTCTATTACAAGTATACTGTATATCATCCTACTGTCAACAATAAAAGTACATTACTTATGACTTTTTATAGGATGTGCTACTTGGAGCGTCCTTCGCCTTTGAAACTACGCAGATACAGAGGTGGGGATTTCTCCCTGGCTATGGATTTGACCATTTCCACGTCTAGTTTGACGGGGATAGGAATCTCCTCACCACAGCCCTTACAGACTGCGCGGGCCTCTTTGTCCTCCGATAGGAGTAATATCTTGGTGCGTACCTTGATTTCGCCATTGACGCTCTTGATGACCATCTCATGGCAGTTCGAACACGCTAAGAATACAGAGTTATTCATTCAACTACCAGCCTAAATGTTCCATCTTCTTCGATTACAACATTCTTATTCACCAGAGCGGACTCTGTGAAGCTTGCTTCATAGGACTCAAGACCAGGAGTGGGCATTCCCTTTAGGAGGGATGTCTCAGCCTCTGGGCTGTCTTCCGTGACATACTGAACCAGATCGTCAGGGAGACCGAAGTACTTCCTGCCAAAGCTGTGAAGGACGCTGGTGAAGATACCGCCGCCCTTGGTCAGGTCGAAGCTGGTGAACGGAAGATCGTAGACCTCAACGTTGACCGCACAACCCTCTCTGTCGTAGAAATCAATAGAGGTAGGAGTGACGATACCGTAGACGGTCTCTCCAGTAGCCACCTCTACAGGTACAGTGGAGCTAGGAATAGGGAAGTGGGACTTCACTAGGGCGTATACCTCGTCCTCGAAGTCCAGGCCCTTGTACTGGTGGGAGAAGTGCTTCACAAGCTCAGGGACCTCCACAGTGCGGGTGATCTCTTGCTCCATCTCTGTGTGGGCCTCTGCTGCCTCGTTCATCTTCTCTGTCATCTCAGGGTTGGCTGCCGCAAAGAAGGAGTCAGCAAGCATCGCCCAAGCGTAAACCTGCCTGTTGTGGTTGCCGTACACCAGTCCCTCAGAAGGGATAGCGGTGTAGGAGCCGACACCGGAGGTGACGGTAATACTCTCGGCCTTCTTGGCACGAGCAACTTTGCGCATCTCTCTAACGTCTGCGACGGCAGGATGGGGCTCGCCTTCGATCTGATCCCCCTCATCGTCCATTTCTAGCTCTGAACGCTCCCAAAGCTCTGGTCGAGATGGGTGTCCGTTTGTTTTGTGGAGAATGAGGGCATCCTTCTCACTGAGATTAGGATCTATGATCATCCAGTGGTAAGGGGCCATGTGGAAGGCTGGGTTTCCATACCCCAGTAGGAAATGCAAGTTTCCTTCAATAGAGCCAAGAAGCTTCTTCTTGCCCTCGTGACCAGGGTAGCAGGAGGTAAAGGTCAGGTCTGATGCCTTCTTGCCCTTCAGCTGCTCGGCCATGTGGGATAGGCGCTTCCAGTTCTCTAGACCAATAGGCTTTCTTGCCTTGGCCATCGGTTCCCAGGAGTCAAACAGATCGATTTCCATTACTTCTCCTCCTTTCCAAAGTCGGTATCTACTGCACCAGCTTCTTGGTCGGCTACATCAGACTCTTGGACATTTCCTTCTGCGTCTGTAACTTCTTCCCCGCCCTCTTCTTCCTGGGCCTTCTCTTCTATCGTAGCTGCTACGGAGGCTTCTACCTCAGCCTGTTCCTCAGGAGAGATGTCGTGCATAGGCTGGGCGTGCAGCCAGGTGGAGAACTCAAGCTCATCGGAGTGGCGACCTAGCAGGTCGGAGAACACGGTGCGAGTGCTGTAGTCGTCTGCATCTACTCTAGGAACTATGCTCTTAACTACTGTTTCCTTGTAGTTGGTGAGAAGAACCTCTCGGAGCTTAGAATCAACAAGGTACTGAAGGTCCTTCTGCGTGCCGAAGACTCTCTTAACTTCGCTTAGGGCCATTCCATCTATTTCTTCCGGGGCAACTTCCTCAAAAGCAAGCCTGTTGGTTACTCGGGAGTAGATGTGGCTGGCGTGCCAGGCTAGGAGGTAGGCTGCGGAAACCTTGAGGTACTTAAGTACCGAGGCTACATGCTTTACGCCTACTGGTCCCTCGCCCTGTACGGAGGTAAACATGAACAAAGGAGCGGTGGACTCTCTAGGCCCTGTAAGGCTTGTCAAGAAGTCCAGGAGGTCAGGGTCGCAAATGAACTTTCGCCCTAACAGCTTCACTGTGTTGTCTATAAACTCAATGTCAGACACGGTAGCGTTGGTAAGGTCTTCCAGCTCGTAAAGCCCCTGGTCCATAAGCATCAGCATTGCACCGATAACGCGGTCCTTGGGGTGTTCGTTAGAGAACTTGTCTATGGCGAACCTACGAAGACTAGGGATATTAGCGTCCGTAATCCTAAGCTGGTACTGCACCCAGAGGTCGATGTTCTCCCTAACGTCTGAGTCCAGGTAGATGTAGCGGGTTTCCCCTTCTCTTTCGTACATTTCGTGCCAAATGTTCCTAGAGTCAATAGGGTTGTAATTCTCATTCTCTTCCGCTAGAAGGTCCGGAGGAACGGCTAGGCTTCGCTTCTTGCCTTCTGCCGTAAAGAACTGAGGGTTCTCAGCCGGTAGGGGCTGGCCCTTCTGCATGATAGGCTCGCCCAAGTCTGGGTCGTGGTCTGGGGTTCCTTCAGGGGCGTTGGTGTACTTCCAGTAGTTGTGGGCTCGGTCGATGTACCAATAGTCGAACAGACCGAACTCCCCAGACTTGAAGACGTAGGAGTGCTCTGGGTCAACTAGGTCAGGCATGATGCCCTTATTCATAGTAGAGCCTAGGCCGGTTCCGTATTTATCCATATCCTTAGAAGCCTCTGCGTGAGAGATACTTGGACCCGATTCAACCAAGATTCGGTCCATCATTAGTTCGTGTACATGGTCCTCTCCCTTTGGTATGGGAGGACCGGAAAGGGAGCCACGGATCTCATGTCTGTGGTCTGCACCTTCTGCAACGGACGATACCACCTGTGGCCCTGTTCTCAGAGTCCAGCGATGTGCATGTCCCTTATGTCCCGTCGAAGATTCCATTGTTTACCTTGTACTCATTTAGGTTAGCGTTGTTCAGCTCTTTTAAGAGGATACCTATTTCCTCTAGTCTGTCGATCATAGCGGGCGTCATGCCCATAGTCTGTAGTTGCAGCCTGGTCTTAGGTCCTGCCTTCTGAAGTCCCTTAAGAACCATCAGGTCGGTCAAATGCAAATGCTTTACGGCTAGTTTCATTCGCCAATCATTTTCATAATAACGGCGAGGGCAACTGGCACAAAGCCGCCCATCAAGCCCCATAGACCGGACTTTACTTTGAGCATACCAATCTCAATCTTCACAGAGTTAAGCTCCTTACTGAACTCCGCAAGGGAATCAGTATGGGCCTTTAGTTCGTGAAGAACTAAGCGCTGGTATTCTTGCCAGCCATTGCCACCTTTCAACTGGTCTGTCATTACGATATCTCTCTGAATACTGCGTAAATAAAGCCTTCCTCATCTGCGGGACAGGAGGATACGGAAAGGAGCTTCTTGCTTCCGTCCTTACACTTATACTCACCAAGAACTCTGCGCACCGGCTTTCCTGTAGCTAATGCTCTTGTCACTTCTTCTACGTTGTTGTCTTCTGAAACTAGGAACTCTCTCCACGGACGGCTAATAAGCTCATCCTGCGTGTAGCCTAGCGTTTGGCTCATGGCAGGGTTGGCGTATACAAAATGAGAATCTTTCTTGTCCACATGTTTGATTATTGCCAAACCATCTAATGTCTTCTCTGCGAATGCCTCAAGCTGTGAGAAGGCGGTTAGACTGTTTTCAATCAGCTTCTCTAGGTTGTGTAGTGCTTCCGTTCGTTTCTGAACTTTGCACGTTGCCTTATCCAGGCTGTGCTCCATCATCTTCACCTTATGGAAGGACCACAGCCAACCGGCAATAGCTCCTGACGCGGAGCATACTAAGACTATTTCAAATGGCTGCATCATCTTCTCCTAAGTAATCTAGGAGGTACCCCTTAACCTCGGCTCTCAACAGGTCTGGGTCTTCTTCTTGTACGGCATACCCAGGCCAAATCTTCTCTACTAAATCAACAACAATCTCAGGGTCGAGAACAGGGAGAAGGCCCAGAAGCTTCCGGATTCCTTCTTCAGTCTCCAAGTCGAAATCGTAGAGGGACTTAATCAAGTCACCCACATCGATACCCTTTGATAGGACTAGTGACATAATAGCAGAAGTGTTATCTTCATCAAAGTCAATAGTGAAATCTGACAAAGAATGTGTCTCCTGGCTGGAGTGTGATTTCTCTACGAAATCGCCCACGGGGAGACCGGCCTCATCAATAGTAGGGTAGGGATGCACGAAATCCGCCCTATGCTGCAAGGAGCCGTCTCCTCCCTGACGGGAACAGCTACTGCCTCCCCCGTGTATACATTTACGAAGCATCATAATACCTTTCTAGCGGTCAGGTAGCTACGGAATCTAGCCGGTAGCTCCTCAAGAAACTCTACACCATCATCGATGGTTAGGTCTTTAATTCTAAGATCTTTAAGCCTGGCGAGCAATAGCTTGGAATCTGAGTCCACTTTCTTGCCGTTCCACCAGACTGAGCCTTCTACTTTCTCGTTCTTCCCATAGGAAATGAACTCAATCTCAGACTCTCTTATTTCTTCTTTAGCCATTCTTACCTGGTCCCTTCGATCTGCCTGCCCACCCTAAGCCCTCAAGATCCGGGTCCTTAGGCTTTATCTGTCGTTTCTCACTCTCAATATCCGCCGCCGACCTAGTGCTAGTTCCGGGCTCCATTCTGTAGGCCATTTGTTTTCGGCCTCTGGGAGTACCCGTTTGTGCGTCGGCAATCTTCCTGTCTAGCTCCTCAAAGCGCGCAACATCTTTCTCGGCCATAACCTGGAACTTAGCTCGTTCGTCAAGTTGACGGGTTCTTGTTTCCTTCTTTAACACGTCTTCTTCTATTCTTCCTCTATTGAGAGCTGCCATAGCAACATCAGTCTTGTCTTGTTCCGCCATAAACACGTCCCCGAAAACGCCAGGGTTGTCGTTTTGCCATTTGGCGAAGTCTTCATTTGCTTGGTCATACGCTATACCCAAGTCGAAAACATTCTTCTTAGCAGCTTCTAGCTCTTCCTTGTTTAGATTAAGGACTTCCTTATCATACTTTTCTTTCTCTTGAGCAGTCCAGTCCTTGTTTCCTCTCTTAGCTGCTTCAGCTACCGCTTTTTCAGTTCTGACAAACTGCTCGTACTGATAGTGCCCTCCTTTGCCTAGTTCCGCCGCGTGATACTCTGGCTCTACTTGACGAATCCAAGGAGGCATGAACACTCCAATTTCAGCAAAGTGTTTGGCTGTGGCGTACTCGGGGCTATCCTCGTTTTTGCTATGCTCATCGATAAAATCAACCATAAAGTCTTCAAACTTTTCAGATCCATTATCTCTAAATGCTGTCTTGCTTGCACCGAAACCATAGCCTGCACTATCGAACTCCTCGTAGGGTAGCTTGCCGTCGTTGTTGTCGGCTACGTGCATAGTGTACTTCATGCGAAGGTAGGTTTGTGCTGTCTGCCACTCCTGAAGATGAGCATCCCCACCAGAACGCTTCAGATCCCCGTATGTCGTGTTGTCAAATATCTCTCGCATCGCAGGAGGAATTCTTAGGGGCCTATTATTAGAGTGGAACCCTTGATGGATAGAACTGTTATAGTGGTTTAATCCAGTCTCGTAACAAAATCCGTGGTCGATTGCCCTGATATCAGAGTAGTCTTCATTTATCATGAAGTTTTCTATATGCCGATCACTGTTACACATAACAATATCCTGTACAGCAATGGCAGACAATTGCTCAACAGCTTTATCCTTATCGGGAGCAACGTCTAGGATGGCGTAAATCAAGGCTCCCCGCTCCTCTAGCCCGCGTGGAGACTTCTCTTCCATAACCTTTTCCATGCGGGTAAAGGCATTATCGTACTCTTCTAACCAAACTTGTCCACTCTCAGGTAGAGGCCCTTTAGTCCTAACAAACGTAGGGGGGCATCTATCGCTACCAAAGTACGCATAATGCTCGGACGCCGCAGCTTCTCTATGCACGCCAGAGCCGAACTCAGTGCTGCCAGGCTTCCCTAAATAGGAACCGTTACCTTCAATGGTTCGCTTATAAGACTCATGTATAGACCCGCCGTGGCCCTTCATAGGCTTAGAGTTTATAATCGTTCCGTTGACAACATGGTCCTTCATGACCTCTAGGGGCTTGGACATAGGGTCATAATCTTTAGCAATGAGCATCTTCCCTGCGTGCTCTTCTGCTACCTCCACAGGGTCTCTCTGGTCATCCTCTACGCGAGACTTGAAATCGTCGAACTCGCGGTGCGCAGTCATGCTCTCACCGTTGGGGTCGTGCATCTTACCGCCCGAGCCACCATGCTTGGTGCAGTCTGTTCCTCCTCCATAAGGACAAGGAACCTTGTTGTCTGGAGAGGAGCCTTCCTCTTCCTTTGCTGGCTGAGTCTTTGCTCCAGGGCCGCTTTCCCAAGGGGTGACTGCCTCTGCAGTTGTTTGTGCGGATGGAGGTCGTCCTGGGCCTGCAACGTTCCCTGGAGCGGCAATACCAGGAATGCTTCCTACCTTAGGAGTATCAGGACCTTGGGTACTCTTCGGACCCGGAGGCTTGACCTTGGGGGACATAGAGCCCTTGTCAACAGCCTTACTGATCTGGTTCTTGTAGCGTAGCTCGTCGGTGACCTTTAGCCTACCGTTCTCCCACGCCATTCCTGGTGGGACATACGTTAGTTCGCAGTAGCAGTTGGGGTGTGCCGGTGGCAGCACAGGCTTCCAACCAAGGTGGAGCCCACCTTTTCGGGAGTGGCTGACTCCTTCGTCAGAGTTGCTTCCCTGGCCTACTAGGTCAGAGAGCTTAAATATTCTAGGGTTGCCCGTGTCTGTAGTGTAGAGGTTGCGGCAGTCGTCGCACGCTTCTCTATTTGGGACAACACTTACAATTGACTCAACCCCATCGGAGGAGGAATAGATGTCTACCTTGTTGGCGATAGCCATCGCTACACCACGGGTCTTGGCGCGGTGCATCTCCGTGACCATGAGCTTCTTGAGGCCGGAAGTAAGGTCTCTTCCCAGGGCGTTGCCTACGGTGGTGGCAAGTTGCTGTCGGGACTTCTTCTCTGCCAGGGCTATGGCGATCTCGTCTTCCAGGATCTGCTTAACGGTAGCGTCCGTTAGGAGGTCCTGGGTGGCGTTGTTCACACGCGCAGAAGCCCCAGCTGCTGCGTCGTCGGCAAGGGCCTGTATACGACGAGCGGTGTGGAGCTTCGCTTCTCTCAGTGCTAGTTGCTCGGCATTAGAGAACTTTCTCTTCTGGAGCCTCGATAGCTTGTCTAGTGTTAAATCTTTATAATCGGACTTCTTGCCGGTCGCACTGGTACGGCCCAGGATGAAAGACCGTTCGACCAGTCCTACCTCATCCCCCAAAGATAGCCTACCGTAGTCCTTCAGCTCGGCTAGCTCCTCTTTTGAGACTAGCTCCTTACCAAGTAACTTTACGGTCAGCCAATTTATATGAATACGCAGTAACCTGCGTAATGACGCTAACCGATTGTCCATTATATATTATTTTACTTTGCTTCCAACCAAGACTTAACAACCTCATCCGCATCAATATCATCCCGGTCCATCTGAGCGGACACGGACTTGTCGGACTTGTTGATCTTATCCTCACCGAGGTACAGCGACTCGTCATATCCTGTTGGTTCTACAGAGCTTGGACGATTCATGCTGTGCTGGGAACCATCAGCTGTACGCTGACGCTCCATAGCATTTGCTGCCTTTACTATATAATCATCATTTCCCTCTGTGAAAAGGGGGTTGGGGTCACTTTTTCGTAATGGCTTAGGACTATCTTTGTATGATGGCATATTACTTTCTCACTAGAAACTGTTTGATCTCATCCAAATGGACGGATAGATTTAGTTGACTGATTCCTGGAGTGTAAAGGGATACTACTCCTACTAGATCTCCATACATGGAGATTACGGGGCCACCAGAGTTGCCCTCAAATACCGGGGTCTGGTGTTGGAAGAACTTCCTAGGTTCTCCGAACTTGTCAACCATCCTAAGGGCGCTTGACACAATGTCTATGGTGTAGGTCCAAAGAGTCATATTGGGGTGGCCTACAATGTATACTTGCTCTCCTACATTAGGGGGGCGGTCTCCAAGAGCGAAAACAGTATGATTTGGCAGCCTGGACTTTTCACTCTTCACTATCCGTAGCAGGGCTAGGTCAGCGTCCTTGAACATCTTGACTACATGAAACTCGGTCCACTTTCCTCCATCGAAGGTGCCGTCAGTGGCCACATAGTCGGAGTAGGTAGCAATCCTAATCCTATCCCCAATCTCAGTTACACAATGGTTCGCTGTAAGAACCTCATACTGACTCACAAAGGAACCAGTACAAAAAGCCCACTGCTCTCCTTCTTTGGCAAAGAAGCTTTTAGGAGCCACAAGAGCCACAGTAGAGTGGGAGGAATGGTTTACTTGCTCTCCCGGAATAACGGGGCTTGGGGTATATTTACAACTGCAAAGAACAAGAACTATAAGGAAGAGAATCGGTCTCACATACGGCCTTTCACTCCCCTTTGAACAAGTCAGACACTGCTGACTTTAGACTGTCCAGCATTTCGTCGATAGACCCACCTGCTTCTGCAAGCAAATCTTTCTCTGCTGGGTTATTTGGAACAAACCTACCGTCAGCCTGCTGCTTCTTAGCCAACTTGCTGAGGCCCTTACTAACGAGCATAAGCTCCTCAGAGGACAGGTTTGTTTTTACTCTCATTACGACCGGGTCTGGTGACGACCTGGAGCGGAGTTACCTCCACGACCGGCGTTGTAGTTAAGCTCTTCCTGAAGATGACGAGCTACTAGCTGCTTGATAGCATACATCTCATCAACAGTGATCTTCAACTGAACTGCCGCAACGGTCGATACGATAGCTGCATCAACCTCCATAAACACCTCAGGGAAAAGAACGCTAAGGCAGACCTTTTCCTCGGAGTTAAGCTGGTCAACTCCACCACCGTCCTTAGAACGGTGAAGTGCATCGATTACCTTGGAAGCAGCATACTTGATATCAAGGCTGCCATCCATGTAACGACGGAAGAACTCGTTGCCGTTTAGACGGCCCACGGGGGTTCTGTAGGTTTGGACGGGAACAGGGACATGAGCAACGACCTGATCTTCACTGAAGTCAGTTGCGCCCTTTCTCTGGCCTGCTATTCCCTCTTGGGACTTCAACAGCTCGTCGTTCTGTGGAACGAATCGCACTGGTCTTCTTGGAAGGTTATTCGACATCGGTATCTCCTAGGTATATTCTCATGCTTTTAGCTGTCTTATCGCCGCTTAGCAAGCTTCGCTTCTTTTTGTCATCATCTTTACTAGTGACTTTATTAGCTTGGTTACTTCTGGTCTTCTGGGAGGAACTCTCTTGTTCTTCCTTAAGTTTAGCCTTGAGGCGCTCCTTGCCGGAAGGCTTATTGCCCTTCTTGCCGCCTTGAACTTTGCCTGCGCCCTTTTGCTTGGCATCACGAGCACGCGAAAGGTACTCATTGTAGTCTGCCTGGGAGCGGAAGTAGCGGTACTGAGGGGAGCCATCCTTCTCGGTTCCTGTCTGGACGCGAGCCACGTAGGTTCCGCCCTGGTGCTCTCCGGTCTGCTCCTTGCTCTTACGGAGAAACCCGAGCTTGTCCTCGCCTATGTATAAACGCTTTTTCATCTTTCACGCTCCGAAAGTGGTTTGGCCTCTTCAGGTCCAGCGGGGGTGGTCTTGTACTCGTGGTCTCCGCACGGCTTAGGTGCGATGAAGCCTGGCGTCTCAACACGACGGACAGGAACAACTGGGGGCTCGTAAGAAGGGCGAAGCTGCTCTTTGGTGATACCAATGTTGAGCTTCTCCTTAGAGAGATCTTGGGTAGTGAAAGGACCTTCAGCAGCCTGGCTACCTGCGGCTACACCCACCTTGTAGGCAACGTCCATACGTGCGCGACGACTAAGCCCTAACACGGCCATAGCCTTTAGAGCCTTAGTAATCTCAACCAAACTTTTAGTAGCATCCATATCAGATTCCATTACCTTTAACTTCTTGTAGTAATCAGGAGACTCGGTGAGGTGGTCCTTAGCAACTTCTTTTGCCACTGCACGGTCCTTAGTGTGTTCTAGTTCGACCTTAATTCCAGCTTTCAGCTGCTCCGGGTCAAAAGCGGAATCGGGGGAGTTATCACCTTCCCCACCCACAAGCTTCTCTGCCTTCTTCATAGGCGAACCAGTCTGGGTAAAAGTAGTCTTACTACCTACCTCAGAGACGGGCTTTAGCTTATTGGGTTTAAGTGCGGGCATTTAGAGTATACTCCATTTGTAGTATATCACTTATTCTCATACTTTTCGAGGATTTAGATAGAGATTCGGTCTACCGGGGATATTACTATCAACAATAGACTTCTTCAGGTACAGCTTCTCAGACTTGATAAGCTTACCTTTCTTCTTTTCTAGTTTGTTCTTAAACTCGTCCATTGTCATTTCTTTCATATCACCAAAGAACCTGGCATCATTAAAGTGCTGTGTATAGGCATGTTTGGCGCTATCAGCGTCTGGGAAACCTAGCATTACCTTTTGTTCATCTACCTGTTCGAACTCAAATCTCTTCATCTGGGTGATAACGAAAACCTTATCGGATTCCTTCTCTGGTCCCAGGTAGACATCTACTTCATCCCCATCGAGCCCTAATGTACCCCTAACATATCCGTAGGGGTGTAGTTGCTTGGTAGTCCCGTGCTCGTCTGCCTCCGGGTCATACCAGTGCCTGGTCGAGCCAGCCCTATTCTCAATTGAGATAGGAAGGCCATGAAAGGTCGTCCTATAGGCTAGCTTATGTTTCATCCGATGCTGTCTTTCCAGTCATCCAAATCGTTAAGGTCAATCTCCAAGTACTTGTCACCTTGTACTACGGCAAGAGACTTTCCGAAAGAGTCGCTGTACTGAGGTGCATTTACCTCATCCTCGGCCTCTCCCATTCCTTCTCCTCCGCCTTCTCCGCCAGCGGCACCCTCCTGTGCAGCCTGCTGAGCTTCCATCTGGGCCTTCTGTTGCTCCATCTGGTCTTTCTGCTGCTCCTCAGCCATTCTCTGCTGCATAGCCTGGAGATACGCTGGGTTCATTGGAAGGTCGCCATGCTCTAGATCAGGGAGATCATCGGAACGACGGACCTCGTTCAGAGTGAGGTAGGAGGAAACCTGCTCGGTGCGAAGCGTATGCTTCTCCTGCTCGGTAAGCTCCTCAAGTCCTGCGAAGTCGAATACGAAGTGGTCATCAATCTGGCTGATGATGTTCTCGTTGATCTGCTTCGCGATGAAACGAAGGAGAGGCTTCAAGCCTCGGTCACGAGATGCCTTGAGCTTCCACTCCTGAGAAGACTCAAACAAAGGAGTCTGCTGTACGCCGCCCTTAAGGTCGAAGTTAATCTCGGCTGGGTCGATAAGAAACACACCACAAGTGATCTTGATTAGGTACTCCAACCACGAACCGTATTCCATGTCCTTGTTGGTTGGGTTCAGGTCTAGCCACTCAACACCCTGCTCAGACTGGAGGATGGGAGTTCTCCAGGAGTTGTCCACACCCTCAAGGTTGGCTCTCCACTGACGGCGGAAACCTTCCAACTGGTCGGGGGTCATGGAGTCGCCCTTGAAGTTCAGGATGCCCTTAGGGGCAGAGCCCTGACTGAAGAAGCGACGGTTGTATTCCTCTGCGTAGAGGTGAGCGGTGATAGTAGTTACAAGCTGCTCAAGCTCTCCATAGCCGTAGCCCTGGATGTAAATGTCGGTACGCGGGTTACGAACACCGAACATAAGCTCTTCACGGGTGTATACGTTTTCAATCTGTCCATTGATGATCTGGACGAAGTCTGCCTTCTTATCGAACTTAGTGCCCTCGTAGAGCTTCAAAGCGCGGTATGGGTGGCGGTTGGGCTCTGCGTCCAGCTCTGCCAGCATGCGTCCACTGTAGTTCTGGGAGCGGCCCTTCCAGGTTTCATTAGGACCGTAGGGGGTGTCTACAGCGGCAATGCGAATCGTAGCCGCATCAACAGCCATAAACTCATAGGGGTTGCCTCGGCGGTCAGGGATGACCTCGACACACGCCTGGTCGTACTGAAGGGAGTCGCGGACAATCTTCTTGAGGAAACTCTCGAAGTCGTCTCGCTTAGTGTTGTTGTGTGGGTTTGGCTTGTCGTAGCCACAGTTGTAAATGAATCGCTCTAAGTCTTTGATGAACTCCTGCTCAGACTTGGTGGTCAAGTGGCTGGGGTCCTTATGCTTAATAACAAAGCCAACACTCTTAGAAGCACGGTAAGGTACGCTAAACGCAGCAACCTGGTTACAACGAGTCTGAAGGATGGCGGAGATTACGGAAACCTGGTGAGGGATTCGCTTAAGAACATCGTAGGTAAGGGAGTACTTACGGTCCTTGAATCCCATAGCATACTGAATGGCCAGTGGGTCGAACATCATGGAACGCATTCCACGAGCCGCCTCTTCTGGCTTCATTCGAGACTTATTAATGTGGTCCCTTACCATAGCAGGAACTGCTTTGGTCTGGTCATTCCAGGCAGAGAACGTGTCGTTCCAGTCGTTACTCATTTGATAACGATCCTCTCAGTTAGCGAAGAGATAGACTTGGATAGGCGGCCCTGCATCCACTCATTAAAGAGGTGACGGTCCCTGCCCATAATGTGCTTCTGGCCTTTAGACACAAGAGCAGGGTCGTATTGGAGAACATCTACCATAAAGGCGGTCTCCATGTCAGAAGGAAGAACCTTATTGAGTTCCGAACGTACTTCAGTGTTAAGGGACTTGAGGAGAGACGAAGGGTCGGCTAGGAGGGCTTTTTCTGTTTCCTCTTCTGTCTCCTCTTCATCCTTCTTCTTTTCCTTAAGCTTCTGATCGACAGAAGTTTCAACAGCATCCGCATCATCGTGCTTCCACTCCTTTCCTTCGTCGGGGTCGTCTTCGGTGACGATACCCTCGTTAGCTACACCAACAGGACGCTTCGCATAGGAAGACTCGTGCTTTATTCTTGCACGGCTCTCTGAGGGAGTAGTATGGCCCACATTAGGGGCATTAACTGCTTTGAGTATGTCTAGATCTATATATAGCGGTAAAGATTTCTCTGTCTTCATCGACGACTGCTCTACTTCTGCTCCCTTTGCTGGAGCCTTCTTAGGAGCTGCTTCAGTGGCTGCCTTCTTCTCGTTTCCTTGGAGAAGACGGTGGCCACCCCTGACTGCACCACTAGTACCATAGCTTAGCACACTTGCGCCTAGATCCCCAGCGCCCTCCGCTGTAGCGGCGGCATGGCCTGCGCGCTCGCCTGCTGCTCTGCCTGCATCAAAGACTGCGCCGTAGTTCGTCTTCGGAGTCTTGGAGACCTGCTCTTTGGGCTCTTCGTCGCCTTCTGGCTTAGGAGGCTTTACGTTATGCTGCTTAGCAATCTGAGAGGCTAGCTTGAGTTTAGCTGTGTCATCCTTGCCTGGTACTCCAGGCATAGAGGACTGCTTTTCCAAAACCTTGATAGTAGCCTCTAAGTGCCTCTTATCCTCTGGGTCAGTCACTTCACCAGAGTCTAGGTGCGCCTGCATATCGTTAAGCATGGAGCGGGCTGCCTTCTTATGTGCTCCAGCGGCCATCTCAATCTCGTCTGCGCTTCTGGTGTCTGCGGGCTTGCCCTTAGGCTTGCCGTCAGCACCAACAGAAACATCTGCTTTTGCTTCCTTAGCTTCCTTGTCAGCTGCCTTCTTGGCCTCAGCCCTGACTTTCTTCTCTGCTTCCTTATGAACGTTCTTCTCTTCCTTGGCAATCTTCTTGGCCTCTGCGGACGCGGGAGGAGTAGGGGCCGCTCCCTGCTTAGCTTGCTCAATCTTCTCAGCGGAGGAGGACACTGGCGCTGATTCCTGGTCTCCTGAGGAGACAAGCTTCTTGTCGGGCTCCTGGGCTTGCTTCTGGGCTGTAGCAGGATCCTCAGGCTCGGCGGGCTTCATGTCCGCGATCAAGTGGTCTGCTTCGCTGTTGCCTCCGCTACCAGATCCCTCTGGACGACGCCAACCACCCTCGGGACCCTTCTCCCATCCACCGGAAGAAGGAGGAGCGCCATCACCAGACCAGTACTCATACGTCTGTGTAGCGGCTGCCTTGGCTGCTGGAAGAGGTGCTGGGTTTGGATTCTTCTGAGCTAAGGTCTGCTGCGCGGGGGGAGCTACACCTCCGCCTATATCCTTGGCTGGACCTGAGGCAAGGGCCTGTGCCTTGTCGCTTACCTTAGGAGTAGCTTTAGGCCCTCCAGCCAGCGTCATGCGCGCACCAGGGGCCTTGGCTCCTCCCCCAATCTCTTTTGGAGGCTTAGGAACTTCTGCCTTAATAAGGTCTTCAAGATATAGGAAAGGTTCACTCATTTCATTTAACCAGCACCCTCAGTGTCGAACTTGCCGTGAGAAGGACCAGGATTAACTTGAGCGGTCACGTCGCCCTGGCGACCGGGAATTGGCTCTTCAGTGATGGCAATAGTCTTTTTCTTCATTGCCATCAGCTGCTGCTTAGCCTTGGAGCCACGACGACGGGTCTGGCCCTGTCCTGTGCTCTTGTACATTCTACCAGCAACGCTTGGGTCCTCTAGTAGATATTCTGGAACTTCTTGTGTCACAAAAGCACTGTCGCTAATGATTTCAAGAGTTGCCGCATATTTTGCGCTCTGACAAACGAAGAACTCTACATTCTCCTTGGAGGTAGCCAGGCGGTAGGTAGTGCCTCTTTCTAGGGAAACCTCATCCCCAGCAATAGCCGTGTGCTGAGTCTCTCCATTACCATCGTCCTTGAGGACAAACAACGCACCAGAGAGGATGCGAATAGTGCGATCCTTCTTCTCGTGCTTATAGTCTGGCGTAGATGTTTTTGCTAGCATAGTTTCAAAGTACGTCTCGAAAGTCTTGCCCTGGAAGCCTGGCACTCTAAAGCCAGTCTCTGTTCGCTCTCGGCCACCACCAACGACCAAACTGGAAGCAGTTCGTCGCATAATGTCCGAGTGTTTCTTAATCTTACGTGGATCGGGCTGTCGCCTCTTCCTCTTCAAGTCACCTAAATTAGTAGCCATTGTCCCTCACTTGTAGTTAAATAAATAGAAAGCATCATCGCTGAGATCTCCTAGCTTGCTTACGTCGTTCCATAGCAAGGTAGTGGTCCCGGTCTCGGCCTTCTTTAGCTTCTTTACACTGACAGGGGATAAAGATTCCCTGTTCGCCTTCCACAATCGCGTCTTTAGTCTCACCACAGTACTCGCAGCGGAACTTAGGTACATAAGGAGTATTCATTTGTAGAAATACTTTTCAGGATCGTTGAGGTAAGGATTGGTACCCGGAGACATCTCTCTGGGCTTTCTCTTGACGAGTCGGTTGGTAGGAACCAACATGATTTCAGCTCCCTTTATACGACCATTAGGAAATCTAAGTTCCAAGGTGAAAGGGTCACCTATCGTAACGGTATGTCTGAGCGAAGTTATGCACGAGTCGTTCAGAAACACAAAGCCTGACCTGGTGTAATTCTTAGATTCACGAGTGCTTCTCGTAAGTCCGCTCAAGTCCAGAACGCGCCAGACCTGAGCATTCACCTGCTTTTGCAGCGTAGGCCAGCCTATTTTGATCATACCTTTTTGTACACCTATACAGAATAAGAATAGCATAGGATGATACCAATAGCAATTACTTGATGTTGAACTTCTTCTTGAATTTGCTAAGTTTCTTCAACATCATCTTCTTGGCCAGGATGGAGACCTTATCAATGTATAATACTCCCTCCAAATGGTCATACTCGTGCTGGGCTGCCACGGCGTCCATTCCGTCTAGTTCACATTTGAACTCTTGGCCGTCGGCGTCTATTGCCTCAATGCTCACCTCTGCAGAACGCTCGATTCTCTCGAACACGTCAGGGAAAGAGAGGCAGCCCTCCTTGGTAGTAATACTGCCTTCTTTGCGGACAATCTGGGGGTTTATGAAGTAATGAAGCTGTCCCTCCACGTTAGTAACGAAGACGCGCCTAGGCACCCCAATCTGGGGGGCAGCTAGGCCGAGGGCACCATAAGCGGCTAGAGTGTCTGCTAGGTCCTGCATCAGGGTCAGGAACTCCTCGGAGGTGAAGTCCTCTATGTCTGTACACTTCTCCCTGAGCACCTTGCCTGGATAAAATACTACTTGCTTAACGGCCATCGTCCACCTTCAATACTATTGGAGCATTCGTAGGCATGTAGTGCTCCGTGTTTATGGAGGCATTAATCACCTCAATCCCGTTGGGGTCGGTAGAATCCGTACATTGCCTGCCGTAACTACCATGAATGTGCCCGCAGATGACGTAGCGTAGGCTTCCCTTCAGTTCCTCAATCCGATCCCGCATAGGCTTGCTGCCTAGATGCTGGCTGAATATAGGGGTAATCTGATCTCCGCAGCCGTAAGGAGGCCCATGAGAGACCAAGATGTCCGTATCCTCGGGGACCTTGGCCCAGATCTCTTCAGGGGTGCAACCAGCCTGACAATGTTGAAACGACCACGTATCGGGGAAGAAGTCAGGGGTCCAGGGGACTCCATAGAACTTCAGACCTGCTACGGTAACGGACTCGTCTATAAGGAGGTGGATACCAGAGTACTCAAACTGTATACGCACCTGGGGGTCGTCTGCCACGCAAATGTCGTGGTTGCCTGGAACTACAATCTTAGTCTCGTGCGGGAGGGACTCCATCCAGTCTAAGAAGTGCCCAACCTCTAAGGGGTCTCCTCTGCCGCAGAAGTCGCCCGCGTGGACCAGGATGTCCCCCTCGGGGACCGTAACCCGCTTATGATAGGTGTGGGTGTCAGAGATGCAAACGATGTCAGTCATTAGAAGATTCCGTGGGGCATAGACTCCTTGAAGCCTGCCTCAGTGATTCGAACGAACTCAGACTCGTCACAGAGGTCTGTGAGGTTGTCCACGCCGCAGTAGGTGAGAGCAGAGCTGATTCCGTCTCTTAGGGACGTAATAGTCTTCTGGACGGCACCCTTGTAGTCTATTAGGCGCTCTGCGCCCTCCACGTACTCTGTCGCCCCGGAAAAGGATTCCTTAGCTCCGTAGGATGCCGCGCCTCGGTATACCTTGTACTTGAGCCCGGTCTTATCATCCTTGATGACATCTCCTGGGGCTTCTTTGGTTCCGGCAAGAAGACTGCCTAGCATGACTGCATCTGCACCAGCAGCTAAAGCTTTAACAATATCCCCACTGGACTTTAGGCCGCCGTCAGCAATGATGCTAATCTCGGAGTCCATAGCGTCTAGAGCCTCGTACACATCCATAACGGACTGGAGGGTGGGCATACCAAACCCAGTCTTGATGCGAGTTGTACAGACAGATCCACCACCCACGCCCACCTTCAGGGCTACCCTGGAGTGGTCAATGGGGGAGATTTGGTTTGCGAAGTCTGCAGCTGCTGCTGCCGTGGCGATGTTCCCAATGATGAGGGAGGAGTCATAGCGGTCTAGGAACTCTAGAGCCACCTCCATAACACGCTCTTGGTGACCATGAGCAACATCCAAACAAATGATGTTAGCCATTGCCCCTAAGAGGCTTTCCGTTCGTTCCTGCCAGTCGTCTCCAATACCAATAGCTGCACCGGTATTGTACATGACATTCTGGGCTACCTGGTCGCACTGCCTAAGGATAGGCTGCATTCTATGAACGATGCCTATACCCCCTAGATACCCCATAGCATCTGCCATATCGTACTCGCACACCGAGGGCATGTTAGCAGCTATAATAGGCGTGCGCAGGTGTATCCCTGCTACCTCAGTGTCTAGAGATACATCAGATCTACTAGCCACATCATTGTAGGAAGGAACCAATAAGACATCATCAAACGACAGTGCAGTTTTCATTATACCCCTCTAACTGGCGGTGAGTGAGGGATTCGAACCCCCGGTACCCTTTTGGGGCACATTCGCTTTCCAAGCGAACACCTTCGGCCACTCGGACAACTCACCTATTTTCTGTTCTTCTCACTCAGCTTTCGCAACTTAGCTACCGCTGTTACACGTCTAATCATTTTCTCAAGCTTGTCAAGATCTTCGCC